TACTCTGGAATAGTCAAAGTTCCACGGTGCTCTCTAGCGTGGTCAGTGGAGATGCTAATCAAGTCAATAGTTACGTACGGGTATGACTGGTTACGGATTTCCTGGTCAGGTTGCCCAAACCATACCCCTACCTGTCTAGTAGTAGTTTCTGAGTTAGCCTTCTGGTCTTCAACTACCATTCCTTGGAGTTTTTCTCGAAGAGCTTTATCCTCTGCAAGCAAGAACGTCATGAGAATCTCCTAAAGTTCATATCCAAAAGTTTTTCGTAAACTTTAATGGTGCTTTTATCTTCCGAATACTTGCGTAGTACTGCGGTAGGTGCCGAAGTCTCGGAGCCGTACTCGTGAAAAAACGCACGGTCAGCATGTTCTGCGGGGATGTGCACGGCATACTCTTTACCGTTAAACTTTACGGAAATGCTGTCTGCAACATCCTTATCCCAGCCAGCTTCGGTGGCTCGGTTACGAAGGTCAGAAGTCATGTACTGAACCATTTGTTCAGCAGTCTTCTTCTTGGCTGCATGCAAAGCGTGCATTACGACCTACCTAAGATTAAACGGAATGGGTGCGAGCTAGTCTTGGGTACGCTAAGTACCTTAATTCGCAAATTAGGAATAACCATTCCGCAAAATCCCCTTACGAGGCGCAAGTCCAGCACGCTGGGTAGGCTTCGCACGAATACCTACATATTCAGGATAGAGAAAAACCCCGAACTTGTCGGGGTTTACTCTATTTAGTTTGACTTACTTTTTGCCCGACTTAATACGTTTGGCAAGAGCATTGTCTTTCTTTGTGTCTTGTGCCTTGGTAAGCTTGGTGTTCTTATCCATCTTGGCGTCTTCCTTCTTGAACTTTGCTTTTTCAGCAGGAGTCATGCCCTTCATGGTTTTTGCATCCTGCTTTTTGTCAGCTGCTGAACCGATGTACTTACCACGCTTTTTGCAGTCGGCACACTTGCCGCATTTGCACATTTTCATTACTTGCCTTTCTTCTTGTTCATTTTTGCAGCGGTGATTACATCTCCACGAGTAATCTTGTTTTTGTCGCCGTACATTGCGGCAAGTTTTGCGTTTTTCCCCTTGGGCGCGTCTTTCTTTGCACGAGCCTTACACTCGGCACATTTACCGCATTTGCACATTGCCATTACTTCTTCTTGCCTTTCTGAGCCATTTGCTCCATTTTTTTAACTCCGTATTTTTTAATACCAGCAGCCGCTGCAACAGCAGCAGGATTCTTGGCTCCAGACTTCTTTGCCTCTGCCTCTACTTTTTTAAAGCGAGACCCTTCGCCCAAAGCAGCTTTCTTTTTTGTAGCCATTACTTGTCTTTCTTTTTGATTTTGTTTACTTTGAACTTATCTGCTACTTTGCTTTTAGCGGTTACAGTAGAAGATATCTTTTTCATCGGTGATGTACCGGAAGCCTTGTCTTTTATACTGGCAGGTTTTTTATTTGCCACTCTTCTTCCCCTCGTTAGCTTTGCGAATAGCAGCAGCCTTCTTTACAGCATCAGCTTTGCTACTTGCTCCCCAAGCTTGTAAGGAAAGCAACAAACGGGTAGGCTTGCCATTCTTATCGTATTCAGGTCCAGGTGAACCCCCCATACGAGCAAGAAAGGATGCCCGCCTAGGGTTATTGCCCGACTTTACGGGGGCTTTCAAATCAGAGCCAGGGTGAGCTTTCTCATAAGACTTTCGCCCCTTTTCGTTGAGTCCGCCTTTTTTATTCTGGCCTTCTTTTTTCTGCCATGCCTCACTTGCCATTTTTCTTCTTCCTTGCAATAGCCATATTATCGACCAGATTTGGATAAGGACGACCCGCTGCCTTGGCACGAGCTTTAGCTGCCGATTCCTGCTTAGGAGTCAAGTCCTTGTGATTTTTCTTGGGGTTCTTCTTGTCCCAGACTTCTTTAGCCATTTACTTCTTCTTGTTCAGGTTGGGGTGTTCTTTGTGGTACTTTTTTGTTTCCGAAACACCTTGCTTAACGGTTTTAGCGCCAGCGAGCTTGGTCAAGTTCATGCGTTCTTTCTTGCCTGACTTGCTGTTCTGTTCAACGATGATATCGCCTTTGTTTCCAGCGCCCTTGTCAACTTTCTTTTTAGTGACCTCATGTTTTAGACCACCCGCAGTAACCTTAGTCATCTTTTGATTCCTTGTTCTTTCCACAAGTGCAGTTTCCGTTACACATTATCGTGCCCTTCGTTTGTCTTCCTTAGCTACATTTCTACTATGACTCATGACCTGTAGGTTGCTAAGCGCATCATGACCTTTTCTACCACCGTTATCTTTGTGGTCAACATCAGTCTTTTTGTCCAGCTTCTCATGATGAGCGTCTTCGTAATCCACCCGAGCTTTATTAGACGAAGTGGTTTCCCACTTACCGTGTACCTTCTTTTTGTACACGTAGATTGGTCTTCCGCCATTTTGCTTTGAACCCTTATATGGTCCAAACTTTTTTACTTCAGCCATTCTTTTTCTTCTTTTCTTTAAAAACCTTTGCTGGAAGCTTCTTTTCTTCAGGAGTGTGCTCTTGCCACTCCTTCGCCATCTCTGGGTGATGAAACCACATCCAACGTCTTTGTGCCTCTGATTTGAATGGCATTATGCAGTCCTAGGGTCGGCAATAGGAAGGGAGGCATACCCACTGAGTTGCGGGTCATTGACCAGTTCTTCTGGGTTAACCTGGTTGCAATCAATAGTTATTACTGAGTAGTGGAACCCAAAAGCTCCACGAGGCAGTACTCGTGTGGGAACGAATACTTCACCACGGAATATGATTCTGTCTTTAATGTGGTCGTTAGGATTGTCTAGCAAATCTGGGATGAGTCTTTGCACATCCCCCACGTTAACGACAAGTCTCAGAGTGTCTACGGTGTAGAAACCACGCTCATTCATTACGTTAGTTCCACGGATTGCTTGAGCCATTGCTACAGGAAGTTTAAACGGAGCAGCCCAACGTCTTCCATCTGGAATGTCGTTTGATACGGTGTACTTAGATACGTCGTATATGTCATCGACTACCGTAGTAAAGTTATCTGACAAGTATTTGGTTGACCATAGATACCAGTCAACTTCTTGACCAACAACGTCTACAAGGTCCTCAGACATTCCTTCATATATAGACTTGGCTTCATAGTCCAGCCCAAATCTTCCAGTAAGTTTTTGTCCACGCATAATTTACCTACTAACTAATCGATACCCAGGACGTACCGGAACGATATTGGGCAATACTGACGTCCACCCATTGAGAAGTCGCCGCGTCATATCGTTTAGCAGAAGTGATGCGGCGGAATGCAGCGGCGTAACCACCGCTACTGTATAGCCCCACAACAGGGTCATCAAAATTTGCAACTGTAAAAGTGTTTGTAGTAGTGGCGTAAACAGTTCCCCTACTGTTTAATGTGTACGGATTAATGTTGACTACACTTATCGGGTCTCCCACAGTAAACCCATGGTTATCACTGGTGTAGGTCGGGTAAACCCCATCGTTAGGAGCTACATCAGTAATTGGTTTAGTGACACAACGTCTTCCATATGCTGAAATAAATTTGTTAGAAGATGCTGAGTTGGGGGACGTAAACCCAGCGTTGTTTACATAGTACGCCCTAAAATACCAGGTATTACCGGGAGTCAATCCCGTTACTGTAAACGTGCCGCTAGTAGATGCTGCAGTAACTGTCAAAGAAGCTGTGGTATTTCCAGAAGCAAACGAAGATGACAAGGAATACTGCAGGTACAACTGCGTAATGTTAGACCCACCATTACTGCTGGGTTTAGCCACTACTACAGTGGCTGTCGTAGCTACTGAGGTTACTGAGGAAATAGATGGGGCAGCGTATGCCACACTGGTTTCTGACCATGCCCCATTACCTTCAGAGTTGACGCCTTGAGTTTGTACGTAGTAAACAGTCTCTGGAGTAGTTCCGGTTAGTGAGGCACTTCTTCCTGAAGATATTGCTACTACTGTGGGGGATGTAAAAGAAGAATTATCGTCGTAACGATACCTATAGCTAGTTGTGGGTACCGGCGATTGTGGATATGCTGAGGGTACTGCAGAGGTAATCCCAATCGAACTTCTATTACGAGTAATCGTGGGAGCAGCACTAGGAGCTAATGGTGGCCTAGATAGGTCAGTAAGAGATATGGTGGCACTGGCAGTCGTATTGAGAGGAACATACGAGGCGTTACTATCGGCGTCAACAAACGCTGTAATGGTGACGCTTTGTGCACCTAAGTTATCGTGGAGAATAGAAGCAGACCCACTATCAATAGCCAGTGAAGTACCTGGCATCGAGTACTGTTTGTGGCTACTCGATATCGTAGAGTCGATAGTAGCTCCACCGTCTACAGAGTACGTAAACTTCAAGTAGGTAGTGAGCGTCCACCCAGAGAACATGTTGCTATTGGCGTGCTTCAAAACTGAAGACGCAGTTAACGTCGAGGTATCGTTGCTTACACTAAGAGCGCTTTCTGAATACGTTACCTGTAAATAGAATCCATTGGCATCAGTAGCCCCAGTAAAAGTAGCCATTAACTACCTACCAGAATACAAGGTCGTTATCAACAGGAGTATACCCGGCAATGTACCCCGCAGCACCGCTGTTGGAACCTTGCGGAACCGCAGACTGCACATATACTCTAAGCGTTGCCCTAGCCCCAGACACAGTGCTATCACCAAGTCCGCCGTTTGCCAAAGGCAAAACCCCGTTCACGTCACCAGTAAGGCTTACGGCGTTACCTCCAGTGAGAACACCGGATGAGTTAATCTTTGCAACACCAGTGCTGGCCCCACCAATATTATTCATGGTTACCGTGCTTGACGTTGTCAGGGTAGTTACCCCAGATATTGCTTTGGTACCCATGTTAAGAGCACCAGTCATTGTTCCACCAGAAAGACTTAACTTAGTGTCTACTGCAGATTGAAGTGCTAATGTACCTGCGCTGCTCGGAAGAGTAACTGTATTTGTTCCCGCACTTGTAGGAATTGACAGTGTAATGGTTGTTCCACTAGCAGTGAAGGTAGAGTTAGTGGTTATGGTCGGGGTAGTAAGCGTCGGAGACGTTCCAAAAACCGCAGTTCCCGTACCATTAGAATCGCTAATCACGTTAATTAATTGAGCGGAAGTAGTAGACGCGAAATATGTAGTGCTTAAGACAGGTTTTGCCCAAAGAAGCGCACCACTTTCCACAACTAACGATTGACCATTAGTTCCAATATTTAATTTAGAGGTAGTGTTTGAAGCACTTTGGTACAACAAGTCCCCAGCGGTACCGCCAGCAACGTTTGCGGAACGCTCTACCGAAACGGTAGAAGTTGTTCCGGAAGTAGACAAGTATGAGATACCCGCAGGAGCATATGGAAGAGAACCCCAGGCAGTGGTTCCGTCACCTACTTTAAACTTGTTGGTGTCTTTTTCAAACCCAATTTCACCCTCAGCAAGTACCTGGGTTGTCCAGTCTGCAGCGTTACCGCGACGCACCTGGATGGTGGTAATGGCTGGCATAAGTGTCTCCTTATACGCCTTGTGGCGTGAATCTTAGTTTTATTTTACCGAAGTTACTCAGCCCTATCTGGCTGACTAATTACTGGACTTATCTGGGTACAAAGGGCCATTAATAGGAGTCTGTGCAACGGGTCTGTCTGGATAGACATCTGCTGGGTAAGAACTGAGCATTGTAATGTCAACTTCTGGATAAGGTTGACTCATAAGATTACCTCACTGGCTCTTTCCGTGAAGAAGTTACCGCCTAGTATTTCGGTATACTCATCTACTCCACTGCCGTTTTCATCGTACGAGGCAATCTGCCAGTAAGTCCTATTAGAAAGTCGGAATGTCTCATCAGCAGTTAGTGACACTGCTGCAGTGTTTACCGTGCTTGAACCAGTTCCTGTGGAATCCCACGTAACTGCAAACCGCATTACTTCTTGCCAGCTACCGCGTTGCAAAATGATGCGAGCAACCAATGTCTGACCCGTGTAGTCACCGTTGAAGGTAATGGTATTGGACCATGCACGTCCCTGGTATGCGAGAAGTTCTGGGCCTTCCACTTCCCAAGGAACAGGGTTGTCGCCATAAGTGGGAAGAGACAAGTGAACTCGCTGTGGGAAGGAGCGGTCGTCCACTTCTTGGGGCTTGTACAGGGGTACATAACGGTTTGTGGTCTTAGAAATTCTGCGAAGACTAAACACGTCAATCTTGTACATACCAATACCAAGCTGTACACACAAGTCACGATACTGCGCTTCGCGCATACCAATCATCTGCATGAGCTGTCGGTATCGCTCTGAACGTGGGATGTTTACACCGTCTGGGGCGTAGATGTCGATATCAAACGCAGAGTCTGTAGCAAGCGTATATAGGGCAAGCGTTGTCGCGTAAACTGCAACCGCATACTCCTCTACAGCGGGAAGAGTAGACACAATAATTTTTCTACCCATAGCATCAGTGTGATTAGCACTGTGCTGGGAAACCGCAGTATTGACCAAAGTGGTTAGTTCTGCTTTAGTAAAGTACCTAAAGTACTGACCACTCACAGAGAACTTGACCCCTAGTTTGGGGACATCAGTGTCAACGTCAACTAAGTCGGGGAAGTCTTCGTGGGTAAGAGTAACGACCATTACCCCCGTGGAATCCTCGATGAATGAATACTCAGAGACATCCGTGCCATCCGCATAGACAATCACCGAGTCAGCATCTACTGGGGAATAGTGCAATTTAAATCTATTAGTAGTTCCATCAGACTCAAACTGGGTTACGAATGACTTCCCCAAGTCGCCAAGTTCCAGGCGAACCTTAGAGATTAAGCTTGTAATATCAGACACGAAGCCTCCGTAAACTCCTCATATCTATGTTCGCTGATTCTAGGAAGAAATACAGTGCAAATAGGCTTGCCCCCCACTGGGAGGAGGGCGAGAACCAGTGGGGGGCAAGCAGTTTAATGGGGGCTGTTATCCAACAGAGTAGATATAGCCAAGAGACTGCAGGTATCCTGCCAAGTCTCGGGGAACTCGGTACTGAACACCTTGCTTGAAGGTGTAGACATTACCGACTCCGTAAGTCATGTCTTCGATGTCCGTAATGGTACGGATAACGACGTAATCGTTCTTTACCGATACGCCTACCGACTCTACCTCATCAATAAGAATAGGGGTGTCAGGCTTCTTGGGGTCGAACACGTCATTTGCAAGGCTAACTTCCTCAGCCTGACGCATGAGAGTAATTTCATCCTTGCGGTCAGCGAGTGCCTTTGCATTTGCTTTTGCAGCTTTCTCAGCTGCCGCTCCCGTTGCATCCAACGGACTTGTTACATTTGCCACGATTTTATTTCTCCTTGTGTTTTAGTGTTGGGGGGAGAGCCGAAGCCCTCCCCCCTAAATCGGTATCGATTAAGCCGTGTAGACCTTAACGATTGCCTGGTCGGTGATTACACCGAGACCCCAGATGGCGTACCATGCAAGAGCGTGCTCACGACCGAAGTCGAGGACACCACCGTCGCGCAGCTCAACCGGAAGGCTGATAGCGTGACCAAATGCGTTGTCACCAATCATGATGGACTCGTAGATGTCAGCAGCGGTAGTTCCACTGGGGATGCTTGCACCCTCTTGCTCAGGGTTTCCACCCTGACCAGGAGCGGTGTTAGCCTTGACCGGAACCTCGACCTGGTTAGCAGGAGCACCTGCGAGACCACTGTAAAGAGTACCCACGTTGGTGCCAGAAGCAATCTTCTTGACCTGAGTCGTCTCGATGAACACGGTGTCGTACAGACGACCGATTTCACCAAGCATGAAGTTACCAGGAGCAGCGTACTTGGTAACTTCAATGAACTCGGGGTTCGAACGAAGGTCACGTGACTGCTTCGGGTGGATGAACTGGACGTACGTCTCACCAATGCGGGGGATGTTCTTACCAGCAAGGGTAAGGTTAGCGTCCTTGACTGCAGCAGTGGTCAGCTTGTGGTCAACCGTAACACCAGCAATGGACGAAGCAGGGTCGCCCTCGTCGTAGTTGGTGAAGGCACCGCCAGCGATACCCGAACGGTCGTAACCGAAGACAGCCGAAGTAGCAGCCGACAAGGTGTTACGAGCCTGGACATCGAGGTACTGTGCCATGTGGCGACCGAGGAGACGCGAAGCCGAAGCCATGATGTCATCAAACGAAGCGTTCAGGAGAAGCTCCGAGACAGCAATGGCGTGACCGTGCTCAGCAACGGTGATTGCAATCTGCTCAGCGGTGAGAGCGTTCGTGGTCATACGAACACCTTCGGTGAGGGGTGTCGGGTCAACGGCGAAGTTCTTGTAACGCAGGAAGTTCACGCGGAGACCAGGAGCAACACCAAGCTCCGTCTTCTTAACAGCGAACTGCTCGAAGCGAAGGATAGGCATTGCCTGGAAAAGGATTTCTTTCGACCAAATGGTCTGGATTGCCTGTGACAGCTGGCTGTTGGAGCCAGAGTAGGCGGTAGGTGCGGAAGCAAGCTGTCCCGAACCAGTAATGGCGGAGGCCATAGTTTCTCCTTAGTTAAAGGTTTGAGTGGATGTTATCCGAACAGCCCTTGACCGCGATTTTTACTTGCTGTACCGAGAAGCTTCTCTCGGTTCTTTGCGTAATCAGAAAGTGACATATTCCGGAGATTATCCGGAGAAGCCGTGATTGAGTCCGAGTCATTATCGAGGGGTCCGTTTGCCGGTGCCGTGATACGAGCACCGACCATTTGCTGGCGACTCTGTTGTGACGCTTGTGCCACTGAGTCAAAAATACGAGAAGATTTCTCTTTCAGCTGTACAATGCTGGCTTCGATTTCTTCTTTATTATTCCCTCCGATGAGGTCAATCAACTCAGGAATAATGTTTTCGCGTTCCTGTTCAAGTCGCTGCTGGCGGTATGCCGACAACTCCGTAAACTCACGCTCTTTTTCAAGAAGGGCAAAGGCAGATTCGCGTTCCGCACGCTCACGTTCGAGCTGTGCATTGAACTCTTCTTCTTTCTTTTTAAGAAGCTCTTTGAAGGACATTTCCTTCTCTTCGTCTTCCTTCTTCTTCGCCTCACGCTCTGCATCACGCTCTTGGCGTTTTGCTCGACGTTCAGCCTCGACTGCTTCTCGTTCTTCACGTTCTCTACGCAAAGCAGCGATTTCCTCCTCAAGCTTCTCCATCTTCGGATACAGCTTGGCCTTCTCCTGAGCACGTGCCTTAGACACGTCATCAGCAGTAAAGGTTCTAGAGGGGGTTACCTCGACCGTAGAAACTTCCGCTTCAACAGTTCCGGACTCAAATGCAGTTTCAATTGCACTTTCAGTTGGTTCGTCTACCATTACTTGTTCTCTTTTCATTCGCTTGGTCGTCTTCCGAATTAATGCCACTTGACCTTATTGGTTACTAGAAAAACTACATACTAAGTATGCGTTTGTCTCTATAAACAATAATTACAGTTATTTATTTAGTTGTCTCTATCAACTGCTCTGCGTGACGCAAGCTTAGTTCCGTACGCATCAGTGACGAGTTTTTCTCGAACAGCGGCTTCGCCCTGCTGTTCTACACCTTGAAGGTTGAGGTTCGGGTCTTTCACAGACTCAGGAGTTTGCGGTCCAAGAACGCCATCTCCCATAGTGTCTCCGTCTCCCAGCATTACCGGGTCCATAGGAGTTGCCGTACCATCCGGTCCTGCCATCATTCCTGTAAGGTCCATAATCTCTTTTTGGATTTGAACCTTTACAAGGTTGAGTGCGCCGTCTGCCTGGGCATCTGCGATAAGTTCTTGACGGATTTCCTCCAGCTTTTCTTCTGGGAACTCTTCGCCAAGAGCACGTAGTGCGCCCTCCTTTGATTCCAGCCCCATTCCCATCTTTTGCTGAATCTCGTTTAAAAGGACTAGCTTATCTAGCGGGAGAGGCTGAGGAAATTGAGCAAATGTCTCATAGGTTAATGGGTCGTTAGGGTCAAGCTGCGCGTACTGGTCAGCTTTGATAGGCCCATCTTCATCGGGATTGTACTTGAAAGTATCTGGTTCTTTGATTGCCAGGTTGAGCATAATAAGCTCGTTAATCTTTTCAAGACCAGCACCATACTGGGCGGTCTTTTGTGACCAACGGTTCATCAGTGGCTGATACTGAATAGAAAGAGCAACACCCGAGGTGTTAGAGATTGGCTGAACCTGACCCAGAGCAGTCTCGGGGATGTTCATCAATTCGTGCATCGAAGTTTTTAGTGTGGCAAGGTATTGAAGTGCCCCCTGCAATCCGGCAGAGCCGCCCTCAAGATTGAATACCTGAGAGTCTTTGGGGAGACCACCCCACACCTTCTTGGCACCTTTTTCGAGGTTGTTAACCTTAGCCCCAACGATAACGGTAACGGGTGCGGCGTGGTAGTTAATGATGTCTGCCACATCGGTGGAGATTTCGTTATACGAACGGTTTAGCGTGATGATGTCATGAGCATCAGCAAGACCCCAAGGGGAACCAGACACAGGGATGTTAGGAATATGTACAACCGGGATTTGTCCAAGAGGATTAGGACGCGAGTCAATAAGCTCATCGTTGATGTACTCCTCAATAATGTCGTCTGTAAGAATCTCAGTATAAGTAAACACCTGACGGGTACCCTCAAGAGAGGTCCCCCAGAAACGATACTTCTGCTTGAATCTCAGGAGTCGGCTGCGGTCGTGAGGGTGAAACTCCGGGAAACAGAACGCACTGTTCAGGGGCAAGACACGCACACGCCCCGGATGCGCACGACCAATCGTATCGGTCCACGGTTCCTCATAAGCAATCTTTACAAAAACATCGCCAGTAATTGAACCGATTTGTGCCATCTCAAGAAGCACTCGTTGTTTATCATTATCGATTTCCCAAACACGTTCAAGACGGTTTGGCACAATTGCCTCTGTAGCTTTGGGGCTACGGAAGTGCACTCCCTTACCAAAAGTAAATCTGTTAAGGTAGTCAATCATTGCGCGGTAATAGTTGAACGAGACTTGCATCTCGCCCTGCTCGCGTCGGTATCCCCAGTGGTGACCAAGGTACATAGCCCAGTTAAGGGAGTAACGGTTTAGACGAGGACCGTGAACCTCAAACTCCTCATCGGCAAGCTCAACGAGGCCGAGAGGAGAAATGCTAATAGTAAGGTCAGATGATGCCGCCCTATAACTGGGTGGTGAAAAATCTGCAAATGACATTACTTATCGCCCTTTTTCTTTTCGTGCTTTCCTTTTTCGGCCTTAGCACGAAGTTTTTCTTTTCTTTCACGAATAAACTTGTTTCGTAGAATATCCGCTCTACGAGTTTCTTCGCTTACTTCTTTGAACTGTCCACCCTTTTTCTTGTACTCATTGTGCACCCAGTGGCTGGCACCTGGTGAAGGGTACTTCATAAACTTTGCTTTGGCTTGAGTAATGACCATTTGCCAAAGATTAGGGTTAGTTGGTACGAGGTGCGGCATGTGTACTCCTTAGAAAGGTTCCCCACCTGGACACTCTATCGACAGGCGGGGAACCTCGTCAGGTTAAACTAGTCCTGAACGACAGTCGGGTTGAGGCGCTGCGTACGAGCACCCGAGCGAACTGCAACTTCAACGGTCTGTTCTGCGTAGTTCGAGAACGAGCCGTGAGCAAATTCGCCAAGGAACGTCGGTGCCTCAATCCAAGCAGCCGAACCCACGTGTGCACGCTCCATGAGAGTCTCTGCAGCTGGCTTCTGCCATACAGGTGCGTTGCGGTTTGGACGACCAGGAGCTGCAGCAAAGCCGCTCATGATGCCTTTTTGGAAATCGGTGGGGACGTCAGTATCGGTAGCGATACCCTCTTCAAAGCGAAGTGGGCCACGACGCTCAGCGTTGCCACCCATCTTACGCTCATAGTTTTGCGGTGAACGTTCCGGGAAAGCCGGTGCGGGTCCAATGCCCATAAGAAACTCCTTAGTCTTTTGAAATGCGCATTTCAATATAAGTTTCTCTCGTTTTCACCCTTAAATGTTGGTTAACTCAAATAATCTAGAAAAATACATTTGAGGACACTTGCACCTCAGGCATAACTAAATCAACAGTCATTGAGCATGCAATCGCCAAAGAGTCCACAAAGTCGTCATGTGCGTATGCCTCATCAGGCGCAGCAACCATGAAGTTGGCTCCTTTGTACTGGACTTCCGCATCTGTCATTTGCTGGTAAAACCGTTTCCACACACGAAGTCTTTTAGTTCTAGAGTTTGCGGGATACCCCAGCATACTTCGTTGCATGAGTGCTTGCAGGTGCTTAAACCTCTTTGACTGCTCACTCTGGCTAGATGTAAGTGGAACGACTTCAGCACGAGGCATAAGAAGCTTGAGTCGTTGTGCCACAGCATCTCCAACACCATTGGCATCCACACCAATAGCAAGAACGTCGTAATTAGACAAGAAGTTTACAATTTGGAAGTACTGTTCCTCCCAGTTGTCTCCCTGCAGTTCTAGCCAGTTAAGAACTCGGTGGTCAAAATATCCGAACTCATCCGGCCTATCCCAGTCAACCCAAACAACTGTAACAACTGTGGAGTCCATCTTACGCGCAGGGTCGATGCCTACCACAACTGGGGTTTGGTGCCAAGACTTCACAAGTTCCTGTGACGTATCGCCAAGTTCGTCCATGAGAGTGGCAGTTACGAACATACCTCGCTCAAGGAGCCACTTGCAGTTGTATGACATCTGGAACTCATCAGAGTCCTCGTTAATACGAAGCATTTCTTTTCTAATGAACTTGTCATAGTTTTCATTGACTTTGGCGACATCTTTCCAGTCCCATTGGAAGTGGTTTTGACGAGCACCACGACCTGTGGCTCGACGCTTGTTGAGCTGTATTGAGCGGTAAAAGTTGTTTTTAGAAGTGGTAGGAGTCCCCGTCTTTATCATGGTACCGGCGTAGTACGCGAGCATTGGGGAGATTGATTTAGACACAGTAAAGTCGTCTGCTTCTTGGCACTCGTCAATAACGATGACGTGGAACGACTTAGACTCAATCTTGGCACGAGGGTTAGCTGTCATCATTGTGAGGGTAGAGCCAGACTTACTCAGTTTAATCATGCGGGTAACTCCACCCACACGCTTGGCGGAATCATCAATCTCTGGGTCTCCCAGGATTTCAAGAGCACGCTCAGAAGTAAGCCTAGTGACCGTACGACTAAACAGCGTTTCTGCCTGGGACTCCGTAGGGGCGAACATGCCCACCCATAATCCGTTCTTAAACTTACCTAACAAATCTGGGTACAACTTTGCCAGCAAAGGGAGCAACACCATGAGCGTTGCTAGGGTGTCGGATACCGTCTCGGTCTTACCCGACTGACGCGAAGCTAACGCAGTAATCTCTTCACCATCGTTGATGAGTACTGATTCTATGATTCTTCTAGCAAGTGGTTTTTGGTATGAGTGAAGGTCATGGCCCACAAGTACGACCATGAATGTCATGATTTTTTCAATTAATTTGTTGACAAAGTCTTGCGACAACTCATCGAGTTGTTCATCAAGATTGTCATATTCAAAATCTTCCTCATGTTCCTCTGCGTAGAACTCTGGGGTGATTTCCTCAAATTGCTCGTTATCCACCATATTTAGCTCGTTTTTTTAACTCTTGAGTAATTGC